GGCACAAAGATAGGCCTAGCTGTGAGATATCTACCACACTAAACCTAGGTGGAGATAACTGGCCTATATTTATCGATCCTACGGGGTCTAACAACGTCATAGACGAGTATAAGAACATACATAAGCCTGGTGCACCCAAAGGTATAAAAGTAGACCTAAAACCAGGGGATATGCTTATCTATTCTGGCTGCGAGTTAGAGCACTGGAGAGAGCCTTTTGAGGGCGAGCTATGTGGCCAAGTATTCTTGCACTATAATCATGCAGATGGACAGTTTGCAAAGTCCAATTTGTATGATAAAAGACCTATGCTAGGAATAGTCAAATAACGTTGAATATCAACGCAATCTAATATAATCTGGAGATCTATGCTACAAAAGATAGGGTTTTTACCTGGAATAAATAAACAAATTACTGCAACTGGTGCTGAAGGACAGTGGATAGACTGTGATAACGTTCGTTTTAGGTATGGCACACCTGAAAAAATAGGTGGTTGGACACAACTAGGCGCTGATAATATTACAGGTGCAGCCCGAGCACTACATCAATTTACAAATAGCGAAGGTAGAAAGTATTCTATTATAGGATCAAACAGAATATTGTACGCTTATTCAGGAGGTGTATTCTATGATATACATCCAATTAAATCTACAACCACACTTACAAATGCTTTCAGCACAACTAACGGATCAGCAACTGTTACAATAAATTTTTCCACTACTCACAATATTCAAGCAGGAGATATAGTATTATTAGACAACTTCTCAACTGCAACTAACTCTGACTATGCGGCAGCAAACTTTGATGACATAAGATTTATGGTAACAACTGTGCCAACATCAAGTAAAATTACAATTACCATGCCATCTAATGAAACAGGATCTGGTGCATCTGAATCAGGTGGTATCAGAGTTAGACATTATTTTAGAGTAGGTCCAGATGTGCAAGCGCAAGGTTTTGGTTGGTCACTTGGCTCTTGGGGCGGTCAAGCTGTAGGAGCGTACACAACTGTCTTGTCGGCAGATATATCAGCAGCTGCTACAAGCATAACTGTAAACGATGCATCACAGTTGCCAAGCTCTGGAACTAACTTTATAAAAATAGGAACAGAAGAAATATCTTATACAGGTATATCTACAAATACATTAACCGGTGTAACAAGAGGTGTAAGAAACACAACAGCAGCATCACACACTGCAGGTGCAACTGTAACAAATACGTCTGATTTTGTAGCATGGGGTGAAGCAGCATCAGGTGACTTAATTATAGATCCTGGCATGTGGTCTATTGATAACTTTGGTGATAAAGCCATTTGTTTAATTGTTGATGGTGAAGTATTTGAATGGAACTCTACAGCAACAAACGCTACATCAAATAGAGCCACGATTATAACTAACGCACCAACAGCATCAAGACACATGCTAGTATCTACACCAGATAGACACTTGGTTTTCTTTGGCACAGAAACAACGATTGGTGATAAGACAACACAAGACGACATGTTTGTTAGATTCTCCGACCAAGAGGATATTAATACATATACACCTACAGCAACCAATACAGCTGGTACACAGAGACTGGCCGACGGATCACGGATCATGGGAGCGATTAGAGGTAGGGATGCAATCTACGTGTATACAGACACAGCTTTATTTTTAATGCGTTTCGTTGGTCAACCTTTTACATTTGCCTTTGTGCAAGTTGGAACAAACTGTGGACTTATTGGTAAGAACGCAGCGGTAGAGGTAGACGGAGCTGCATACTGGATGTCAGAGAATGGTTTCTTTAAATATGCTGGTGCTCTACAATCACTACCATGTTTAGTAGAAGACTTTGTTTACGATGATGTTAATTTAGATTCTGGTAACCAAATGATATCTGCAGGACTTAACAACTTGTTTGGTGAGATTATGTGGTTCTATCCAACAGCAAACTCAGCTGTGGTAAATAAAATGGTATCTTATAATTACTTTGACTCCACACCAAATAGACCTGTTTGGACTGTAGGCACATTAGCTAGAACGGCCTGGGCGGACTCTGCTGTGTTTGGTAAACCACATGCCATGGAATACGATGCAGATGGTGTTGAGCCAGCCACGTCATCTACATATGTGCAAGGAAACACGGATGGTATTACAACATACTATCAACACGAGACAGGAACAGATCAAGTTAAAAGCGGAACAGTTACAGCCATTACTGGCACAATAACGTCTGGAGATTATGATATAACAGCAACAAGAGAGGGTGCATCTACATTTAAAGGTGATGGTGAGTTCTTGATGAAGATTAGAAGATTTGTACCAGACTTTATATCTCAAACAGGAAACACAAGAGTAACGTTAAATTTAAAGAATTATTCTAATGATACAGCAGCAAGTTCTTCATTAGGGCCCTTTACAGTTAGCTCATCAACGACTAAAGTAGATACAAGAGCAAGAGCTAGAGCAGTGGCTCTAAAGATAGAAAATACAAGCACTAGTCAAGACTGGAAGCTCGGCACGTTTAGACTAGATGTACAACCAGACGGTAGAAGATAATGAGTGCATTTACAAAATTTATAACTAGAAATCCACAAAGAATAAATAGAAGCATGGAGTTTCCTGAAGATGCTATGACTCCACCAATGGGCAAAAGTCCCATGGATGCCATGCAAGACCATCTAAATTTTAATTCATTTTTAGCAAACGAAAGGGACGCAGGTAATATAAGTGGAGAAGAGTATAACCTATTGGGTGGATATGATGTTAGTCAAACAATGAGCCCTGGTAACCCTATAGGAGGTATGGCTCTTAATTTAGGAGGTGGAACAGTTTACAATACGCTCCAAGGATTGTTTGACACAGAAGGACAACCAAGAGAATTGGTTGCTACACCAAATGAAGATGGAACTATAAGTTACACTAGTCTCCCTACTTCTTCACAAAAATTTGGTAATATTCCAGGAACTGTAGCAAGAAATACTCTTGGTGCATCTGGATTAATATCAAACGATTTAAAACAAACTTATGAAGATTTAAGGGCAAAATTTGAAAACAGAGAACCACAGAATATTACAAATTTTAATTTAGTTGATGCAGCTGGTAATTTAAAAGACAGAATTGGAAATTTATTTTTTACACCAGCATACGCTCCTGAAGTAACGGATAAAGAAAGACAATCTATAGAACTTGAGGACGATCTTATGAACTATAATGAATTTTACGATATGCCTGAAGAAAAAAAGAGAGAAGGTATTTTATCTAAACTTAATCCTATGAAAGCTCTTGGTTTTTTAGCTAATGTTGCTACCGGTGGTTTGTCTAACGCTTTAACAACAACAGGTTTAGGAACTTTGTTTAGTAAAATAGCAGAGGCTGCTAGAAACACACCAAACTATCAATTTGCAAATCCTAACAAACCAGGATTCAATAGAATAGCCAGTGATTTTTATGACCCTAGAACTGGACTTGATAGATTTGACAGAGCTAAAACTTTGTTTGGTCAATCAAGAACTCTTAAAGAGTATCTTGACAAGAAAAAAGCGGAGAGAATTGCTAAACAACAACAAGAATTTTTAAATAATCAAAATAGAGGGGGAGATGGACCTCAAAATAATCCACAAGGAGGATTAGGTAGACAAGATTACAGCAGAGCATCAAACCAAGCGTTTCAAGATTTAGCAGACGAATTAGGAATAAAATAATTATGGCAAAGATAGTACAAGTATTAACCAGACCAGCACCAACTTACAGGCAAGATGTTGCTGATGCACAGGTAAGGGACCTTGACGGTATCTTACAAAAATTAAACACAACATATCAACAAGATTTAAAAGATGAGATGGAAGCAGAAAGCTTCTTTATAAATTAATGGCAAACAGTTTTATAAATAAAAAAGCAGATCTAACGACTACAGACCTTACAACACTATATACAGTGCCGTCTTTTAAAACTGCTGTGGTTAAATCGATTTTAGTATCTGAAGATGCAGGATCAGGAGCTAGTATTACAGTGACTTTGGTGGACGCATCGTCTAATATA